GAAATAACATAATTTTCATTTATTTTTGTAGATAAGATATTGGAATCTTCTTTTATTAATCTAAATAAATCTGATTGACCATTATTAATTCTGGTTGCTAATAGATTGCATGTATCTTTGGTAAAGTTAGAACCTGAAATATAAGAGTTAGATGAAATAACATAATTTTCATTTATTTTTGTGGATAAGATATTGGAATCTTCTTTTATTAATCTAAATAAATCTGATTGACCATTATTAATTCTGGTTGCTAATAGATTGCATGTATCTTTGGTAAAGTTAGAACCTGAAATATAAAGATTAGAAGAAATATCATAATTTTCATTTATTTTTGTGGATAAGATATTGGAATCTTCTTTTATTAACCTAAATAAATCTGATTGACCAGTATTAATTCTAGTTGCTAATAGATTGCATGTATCTTTGGTAAAGTTGGATGAAATATCATAATTTTCATTTATTTTTATTATTAATAAATTTGATGTATCTTTAATTGAATTGTATAAATTGAATTGAGCATCATTTATTTTTATTATTAATAAATTTGATGTATCTTTGGTAAAGTTAGATGATAAATTATAAGTTTCATTAATTTTTAATGATAATAAATTAGAAGTTTCATTTGTAAAATTAAATGATCTTGTATCTACATCAAATATTGCTTGAAATAATATAAAATGACTATTTGATAAAACTGAATTAAGATCATTTTTTGCAGTATTAATAGATGTTGATAATATATTAGAAGTTTCAGTTGTAAAATTTGATGATCTAATTTCACTATTATTAATAGTTGTTGTTAATAGTATTCCATTTTCATAAATATTACTAGCATTAATGCTACCATTAATATTTAAATTATAGCTTTGAACATTTGTAGTTCCAATGCCAAGTCTTCCCATGAAAATATTAGATTGTGCAGAATTATGTTGAAATATATAACCAGAAGCAGAAATATTATTACTAGTATTTAAATTATTAACGGTTAATGTTCCTGAAAAAGATGCTTGATCACTTGAACTACCGCTTCCGCCACTAATTTTTAAATAATTTGGATCTGTGCCAGTTCTTGAATATTGAGGTAAAATAGAATTAATTATGACATTAGAAGAAATATAAACAGGATTGATTGATAAAAGTTCACGTCCAAATATTCCTATTTCTAATAATGTTAAAACAGTATCATTTCCAACAAGTCTATTAAATGTAAATCCGAAAAAAGAATATGAAATATTAAAATTATTAATTATTCTTTCAAATGATCTTATTCCGCTTGCCGTTACATAACTATTTGAAACTAAAACATTTGTACTATTAGAAGCCAATGTTATTTCAACAAAATTTATACCATCTTTAGAGCCATAGCATTTCCATAATCCAGGACTTCTTGAAATATTTGCAGTGTTTATGTAAAAAATTATTTTTGATAAAAAAATAGGATTAGGAAGTTTTATAATAATCCAATCACCAAAATAATCAGGAACAATATAATTACTACCGGTATAAATACCATTTACATAATTTCCAGAATTCCAACTACTTATTAAATCAGAGGTATTTGTATTATTATTAAATAAATATTTCTTATTAAATTCAGTTAAACTATTATTAAATGAACTTGATGAATAAATAGTATAAATACCATTTCCTAAAGATGTTCCAGAAATGGTAAATGTTTCTGTGTAAATTGATGGCTGATTTAAATATGAAATAGTAGTTTGGGAAGATGATGCATCATATAATCTAGGAGGGTATTTGATTTCAGAAGTATAATTAAAATCGTATATAACATTTGATGAAATATAAGAATTGAAATCAATCATAATTCCATTGCTTGAATATGCAAGTGAATTCAAAATTCCATAATTATCAATCTTATAAAGAAGTTTGCTTGAGGTTCCTATACCAATATTACCAGCATTATAAAAATTGCCAGAATTATTAATATTTATAGAATTTATATTTGAAGTTATAAGATTACTATCAGCAATAATATTAGATGATGATCTTACAGATCCTCCAACAAATAAATTTCTATTTCTTTCAGTGGATAAACCAATATTTAGACTACCTCTAAAAAAATTATCACCTGTTCCTATTTGACTTATTACATTGCTAAAATATAAATTAGAGACATGTATATTACTTGTATATATATTTGAATTGACTGTTAAAAAATCAGTAGTTATATTACTTTTATTTGCATCAGCATTTAAAAAAATATTTGTAATATCTTTACCATTCAAACTGATCGAATCAGCATTGAATGATCCATTTACTGATAATGCATAATTCCCTCCAGTTATTATGTCATTAATAGATACAGCTGGATCATCCTGCCACGTTGTATCTTCCGTAAAGTTCATATTCTATTTATATTATTAAAATAAAAAATCACTGATTATACAACTTACACTTGTATTATTCGTTTTAGAAATAACTGAAATATAATTATAATTGGTTGTTTTTAGTAGGCAAATATCACCAGCCGTAATTTTATTAAGATAGTAATTGCTTGGAAATCCAATAGCGCAGAACATTTAATATTAAAAATTCGATAATTGCTCATATCAACTACATCATATTTATTTCTAACATAAGTTGAAATATTAATATCATGTTTATAATAAGTTTCATTATTTAAAATAATAGGCTTACTGCAAACAAATTTAAATCCTATTTTTTTCTGTAAATTTGGCTGATTATTTAAAAAATCACCTGTTATTAAATATTGAGCTGCATTTGATATGGATAGATATTTATCACTCAACTTCATCCCTTTTTCAATAATATCAGCACCAGATACAACAGAATTTGATGAATATATCGAACCATTTACATTTAATCGATATGAAGGTGCGCTTTGAGTTCCAATACCTATATTACCAGAAATTGTACCTCCATCAGAAATTGATAAATATTTTTGTGATAATGAAATGCCATTTTCATAAATAGTATCAGTTGAATAAATTATTCCACTAACTAATAATTTATATGTAGCAGACGCACTGATGCCAATGCCTAAATTATTTGTAATTGTTAAGCTTGTTTTTATTGTTCCACCATTTAAGGGAAGATAATTCAAAGCTGCATTATTAATAGTCAAATATTTATCAATTAAATTTGTACCAGCTTCATTAAAATTTAAAGCAGAAAAGATATTATTAGAGGAATAGATGGAACCATTTACATTTAATCGAAAGTTTGGTGCAATTGTTGTTCCTATTCCTACATTGCCTGAAATAGTTCCACCATTTATAGGATAATAATTTAAAGCTGCATTATTAATAGTTAAATATTTATCAATTAAATTAACACCGGCTTCATTAAAATTTCCAGAAGTATGAATATTATTAGAGGAATAAATAGAACCATTAACATTTAATGGAAATGATGATGAAATCGTGGTATTAATAGCAATATTTGAATGAATAATTAAATTAGATGAATATAAATTAGATGTAAATAGATTTGATGAAGTTAAAATACCTGAAAAATTAACATTTCCAGAAACCAAATTATTTTCATTTAATTTTAAATAATTTGGATCAGCTCCAGTTTGAGAATATAATGATAATCTGGAATTTAATGTTGCGTTACTTACATAATTATTTAAAATAAAATTTGAAGTTAAATAATTATTTAAATTTGAGTTTAATAATGATATTGTCGCATATGAATTAAAGTCAATTGCAATATTATTGCTATAAATTGCAGAAGCATTAAAATTGCCTTCAACATTGAGTTTATAAATTGAATTTATTAATGGTGATCTGCTCTGACCTACATTTAGATTAAAAACATTAATATTAGATGAAAATAAATTAGATACATTTAAATTACAAGAATTTAAATTTAAAAATGTTGTTGTTCCATTTACATTACCGCCAGAATTAACATTCAAATAATTCAAATCCAATCCTGTTTTTGTATAATCAGCTATAGTAGAATTAAAAGCAGAGATAGAATGATAAGTATTGCTTGTAAAAATTAATGTTGGATATAATAAGAATTTTGCATCAACATCTGTTTTAATAGCATAAGAATTAAAGTTAATAATGCTATCATTTATATATAAATTACTGGCATTAATATTACTAGTATTAATATTATTGGCTGTAATATTACTGGCATTAAAATTACTTGTTCTGATATTACTGGCATTAATGTTACTTGAAATAATATTAGAGCTGGTGATTGTATTTAAGACAGTTAAATTACTTGAATTAAGATTACTTGAATTAAGATTACTTGAATTTAAATTTAAAAATGTTGTTATTCCATTAACATTACCACCAGAATTAACATTCAAATAATTTAAATCTAATCCTGTTTTTGTATAATCAGCTATATTAGAATTAAAATTAGAAATTGTTAAATAAGTATTACTCAAATGAATTAATGTTGGATATAATAAAAATTTTGCATCAACTTCTGTTTGAATTGCATAAGAATTGAAATTAATGAGAGTGCCATTATTAAAGATATTGGTTGCATTAAAATTGCCATTTACATTAACACGATAAATATTAGAAGCAGCAATGCCTATTCCCAAATTTGAATTGATAGTTAAATTATTTTGAATAATTCCTCCTGCATTTGATAAATAGACATTAGATGCGGTTGTAATAGTTAAATATTTATTAATTAAATTTACACCACCTTCAATTAAATTTGAAGTTGCATAAATAACACTGGAAGAGAATATAGAACCATTTACATTTAATATATAATTTGGAGAAATAGTAGTTCCTATTCCGACATTTTCATTAAAAACAACATTTCCAGAAACAGTTCCGCCTGAAATTCTTGATAAATAATTATTTGCAGCGTTTGTTATAGATAGATATCTTGAGGATAAATTAATTCCACTTTCTTGAAAATTATTAGCATTTATAGTACCGGTAGAACCTACATTACCATTAACAAAAAACATATTTCCAAGATTATTTGTCGTATTTATACCAACAAAACCAGTAATATAACCTCCACTAACTTTAAAATAAGTTGTATTTGCATTTGCAATTGATAAATATTTATTTGAAATGAATATTCCATCTTCTTGAATATTATTTGTAATTATGGTTCCAGTATTAAAAATATTTCCATTTACATTTAATCTTGCATTCAAAAAATTACCAAATGAAAAACCTATAGCAACATTTCCAGTATTTGTATTATAAATATTATTATTATCAATATTAATATTCCAATTATTAAGATTTTTCAAATCTGGTCTATTTGTAACATTATTATAATTGACATCCGTAATTAAAGAGCCACTGCCAATAAAATTACTGGCAGTTATATTTGAAGCAACATTAATATTAATAGTATTAATTCTACCATTAACATCTAATTTTACATCAGAGCCATTATTAATATTAACTCTAGTTGTTCCAATTCCTATACATCCAGAATAAGAATAATAGATATTATTTGCATTTACACTATCGCTTTTCCATGTAGCAGTTTGATTTTTAATATATTCAACAATTAAATTTGATAATAATGATGGATCTGAACTTGCATTTATTAAAACAGAAGGATCAAATGAAATATTTTGATAATATTCATCAATAGCTAAAGGATATGTGAATGTTACATTTTTATTTAATTTTTCATTTAATTGATTGAGGGTTGAATAATTTGTCAATGTACTGTTGAATAAATTGTTTGTTACATATGCAGAATCAATTCTACTTTTTCCAAATAATTCTATTCTTGTTAATTGAAGAGTTATTCCAGGAAAACTATTAATACTAGGATTTAAAACGGTAAATATTAATTTATTAAATACGAATGCATAATATTGAAATTGAACGGATCCCATTTCAACATTTTTTTCATAAAATAATAAATTTTGATTAAAAGAAGGGTATGCACTTCTATTTAATTGAATATCGACGGCTATAGAAGCATCTGGTATATAGGTCCAATCTGTTATTGAAGTTCCGTTATCATTTGCAGCAAAACAAACCCAATTTCCAGGAGCAAAATGAGCACTATTATTTGTAATATAAAATACAAATTTTGTTAAAACGATAGGTCGATTAAATTTAAAAATTATATAATCTCCATTATAAATTCTATTAAATCCTGGAACAGAAATACCGATATTATAAAATGGGCTATTTCTTATTGTGGCTGAAGTATTGGCAGGTGTAAAACTACTATCAGGAGTATTATAATTACTTGCACCCCATCTAACTGTATATGTTGGTGAAATTGCTTGATAGTTAAATAAAAGATGTTTATCACCTGTTCCAGATGTGGATGATGAATATATTTCATATGTAATAGTCGTTGTATTGTTATTAATAACAATATTTTCTGTTATAATTTCTTTTATACCAGAAAATGAAGAATAATAAATTGTTAAAGGAGTATTAATTATACTATTTGTTGCAATAAGATTATCTGGAAATCTTTTTTGATTTGTAAAAACTGTATTTTCTTGTGATAAAACTTTTGAGATTGTATCTTCTAAATAACTTGTTGTATTTTTGATTGTATTATTAACATATAATACGGTAGAATAAGTTGATGCAGCGGATGTCGATGTAATATAAGGTGTTAAAGATGAATTGATTATACTTGTTACATTAGCAGATGTCAAAACTTCTTCATTATTTTGAAATAATTTTGTTGCATTTAGAGTTCCATTAATATCAACTTTATAAACATTTTGAGTATTAATTTTATTAATTCCAACATTACCTAAATTATTTACATTAATACTGTTGTCTGGTGCATTTTTATTTATAGATAATTGATTGTTCCAAAATAAAAATTGTCTATTATATGTTCCAAATACAAAATTATCATTTGTATCAAATCCCATTTTAAAATTATTTTGATTATATGTAATTATGAATGATGGATTTACGGTTGGAATTAAAGAATTTGCGATATGAAGTTCTGCGTCAGGATTTGCAATATTTATAGCAATTCTATTGAGACAAACAATATTATTCATATTTATAATATTGGTTCTTAGGTTTCCGGTAGTTGTAATATCTCCATTTGCACTAATTCCATTAGTATTAATATTTTGTGCATTTAATGATGTAGTTATTATAGATGGTGTATTAATACTTGTATTGACTGTTAAATTATTTGTTGTAATATTAGTGGATGTTAAATTGGTTGATCTAACATTTAAAGATGTGATTAAATTTGTGATATTAAGATTGGTTCCGTTTATAGTAATTGCAATTATTGTTGGTATATTGATTGTTCCACTGCCTGTAATATTTGCGGTTGTAATATTTGCACAACTAATATTGCCAACACAAGTAATAGAACCAGAATTATTAATATTAGTTGATGTCAATGTTATAATATTTGCGGTTGATGTTGTAAATGTTGTTGAGGTTAATGTTGATGTTAAAATAGATGACGATCTAATATCATTTGTAATATTCAAAGATAATCCAGAAATGGAAGAAGATGCATTAATAATTCCTACATCTAATGTTCCGCCATTTATAATATTCAAATAAGAACATGATATATTTCTGGCGGTTATTAATGTAGATGATGTTAAATTTGGAGTAGTTATTGAAGATAGAGATGTTAGAGATCCTGTAACTAAATTTGAAGTTACAACGCAATTTGATGTTTGAATTAGTGCAGATGCCGTAATATTGCTAAGATTAATAATTTGAAAAGTTCCATTATTGACGGTAATATTACTGCCAATAATATTACTATTGGTTCTTATGTTTCCATTTACAAACAATTGATTTAAATTATCCGGAGTAGTTCCAATGCCAATATTACCACTGCTATTTAAAATTAATAATGAATTTCCCAAAATGAAATTATTATTTCTAAAATTAATATTAAAATTATTGAGAGTAATTTGTCCACCCAAAGTTATATTTGAATTTATATTTAAGGAATTATTGAAACTGACATTACCAGAATTATTGATAATTAAGCAATTATTGGGAGCAGATGGTTGAATAATAATAGAAGAAGTCCAACTATTATTATTTAAATTTCCAACAATAAAATTAAAATTATTATCAAATCCAAATTTTAAATTTCGCGTTGTTTGAAGAGTTGATCTTGATATAATTAAAGATCCATCATTATCATTTAAGTTATCTAAAGAAAATGTAGTTGAACCAATATGAACTGATCCTAATGGGTTATTAGTTCCAATACCTAATTTAAAATTATTTGTAAAAATATTACTTCCAATTTTATTTAATCCAGTGGAATTAATTAAATCAATTCCAATTTCATTTGTATTAATATTAGAAGTTAATGGAAATAGAAAATTCAATCTATTATTTTTAATATTATTATAATCTAAATTTGTAAGATCAGGTGGTTTTATATTATCAATAGTAGTTTTAACATAATTATAAGATGCTAATCCATTTGTTCCAAGCCAATCAACAAAATTAATATTATTAATTAAAATATTGCTTGTTAGGCGAGTTTCTTTATTGATATCTATATTAGAATTAATAAAAACAGTTCCATCACTATTAATGACAACTGCATTTTTTGGTGCATCTCTATGAATTTTAAATTGTTCTTTAAAATAAATATCAGTTTCTATAACTTCATTATGACCATTGTCATTACCAAAACAAAAAAAATTATCATTGTTATTGGTCATTTTGAATTTATTTATAGTATTATCAATAATAATGGCTGCATTTTGAGTTTTAATATGAAGATTATCAACCGGATTAGTTGTTCCTATACCAATTCTATTAATCGTTGTATATATATTAGAGGTTTGATTTGTCCATCCAGATAATGAAAAATTAACAGAAATATTACTTTCATCATTTAAAACAATTCCAGAATTTTCATCAGCAATTAATTTTTTTTGAAAAATTGTATTAATTTCATTTTTATAATAAAAAGCATTACTAGAAATAGATATATTGCTGTAAGGTAATTCATCAATATTTTCAGGAATTATTTTTGTTACAACTAAAGGATTTGCAAATATAATTCGATTTAAAGTAATATTATCATTATCTAAATTTTTAATATTCTGACCTTTACCATATAAAATAGTAGCATCATTTAAAGTATTAATACCTCCTCCTCCTAATTTTAATTTTCCGGAAGAGCTTAATGACATGTATTATTATTACAAATCATAGATATTATTAAATCGTTATAATCGCCTATTAAATTTTTATAGTCATTTAAAAGTAAAACAATCGCATAATAATTATCTTTAGTTTTGTTATTGTCATTATTGTCATTGTCATTATTATTCTTATTATTCTCATTATTGTCATTATCACTATCATTGTCAAAAATACCTATTAAATCATTATAATAAGAGTTTGTGTTATAATGATCATGGATTTCTATTTTTTTTATTTTATTCGATTTAAGGGATTTTAAATGATTAAAGTGGGATAATAATCTCTTTTTGTTTATAAAATCAATATTGAGTTGTTTGTTTTTGTTTATAGTAGTTTTGAATTGTTGGAAGGTGTATTTAAGGAAAGTTTTATTTGATTTAAGGGATTTTAAATGATTAAAGTGGGATAATAATCTTTTTTTATGAATAATTTTAATTTTATTTTCATATTCTTTAAATTTCATGAATTGTTCGTGAATAATAAATGGTAAATATTCTTGTCGATAAAAGTTGAAGACATCGACGGGATAAGTCTTATTATTGTCGGCAGTAATAATGACGGGTTTAATGAAATTAAAATCATAAGTATTATAAAAGATGCGTTTATTATTTGGACAATGATAAATGTTCAAATAATCATCATTAATATTAGTTTTCTGGCGATAGCATAAGCAAACATCATATTTAAAATTCTTGCAATATTTGATAGACGATTGATAAGCTTGATCATCAAATTTAAAATCATAATTTTTGTGATGATTTATAAAATATTTAAAAACTTTGGATTGGATTTCATTATAAATAACAATTTCTTTATTGTCTAATGCAACAAAATTATTCATCGTTGTATATAATAAAAAATGATATTTAATTATGATGAAAATAGTTAATATGGATAATAAAATTGAGGATGTAATCAATCAATATATCGATATTTTAATTTATGACATTCATATAAAAAACTATGAATTGAGAAAAAATAAAACAGATGTTCAAAAAGCAGATATGATCTTCGAACATTATTATGATAATAAATTTTCTGAATTTAAATCAAATATTCAAAGAGCAAAACAGATTTATGGTAAATAATTATTTGGATGTTGATCCAAATCCTCCTTCATTTCTTTCTGTTTCTGTGAAATCATCGGATTTGACTTCAATTAAATTAGCGGAAATTTGTTTTCTAATTAGAAGTTGGCAGCATTTGAATGGAAGTTCAATTTCTGGCGTATAATCGCAAATTTTTGTTAATGCAATCATCAAATTTCCTCTATAATTATTATCAATAATACCAATGCTATTTGCTAGCATATATCCAGATTTGCTGATTGAACTTCTTGGAACAATCTCGGTATAATAGCCTTCTTCAATTTCAATTTTAATTCCTGTGTCATATAATGAGGTTTTAGAATTGAAATCTTTAATTTTTTTAATGATAGTCAAATCATATCCGGCATCATCTTCAAAAGCCTTTGATGGAATTACCGCATTTTCATCAGTCTTATAAACCTTTAGGGTTGGATTATAATTATTAAAATGAATTGTCAATTCATTATATTTGTTATAAATTCTATTAATAAAAGAAATATTGTCTTTGATAAAAACAACATCATTTTTATTATTGGTATTATAAATATTATTTGTATCACAGTCAATAATATAATTTTCAATAATGATATTAAAAATAGGTTTTAAATTGTCAGTTACCAAAAGAAATGAACTGTTAAAATTGCTTTCATAAACTCCGCGAACAAAGAGAAGTTTGCATTCTTCTGAAAAATTGGGAAAATCTAAAATAGCATTATCAATAATTTCTTTTTCATTATTGATATTATCCCCTAAAGTAATAATACAATTATTGCTATATTGTGATGAGATAATAGAATGTGATTTTAGAAGTTTAATTATTTTTTTGTTGTGAATAGTGAGTGCAATATTATATTTATGAACAAGACCAAGGACATAAGCTTTTTCAACTGTATCAATTGTTCTTAAATAATCTGCCATTTTTTTATTAATATTATGACAACTTATTTTTAAATTGATTTTTTAATATTAATAATCTAAAGGACTATCAGTAATCATCATACCACAATATTTAACAGGACTATTTTTATAATCATATTTCTTATAAATGCCAATATTAATGGCTTCTAATAATAATTCTTTAAAGAAATCCCAAAATGCCTGATCATGTCCAACGGTTTCGTTGCCAATATGACTTAATTCATGAATGCAAACGAATGTTAGATCATTAATATCAACTAAATCACCATCAGTTCTAAGACATAAAACAATTTCTTCTCCTTTATTTACGGTATAGCTTGTATAACTTGGGTTATCTACTCCTTCTCTTAACGCATCAGGATTAAAATTGCTTTTCAATCTTTTAACTTTAGAATTATCAGGATAAGTTTTATACATATGATCAACAAGCATAATTAATCGTTTTCTAATATTTGCTATTAAATCTGCAGCAGCTTCTGCATCATCTTTTATTTGCACATCATAATTTCTGTTGTCTATTTTAGAAACAACAGTTTCGATGCTACTGTAATATTTATATTGATAAAATAAAAAAGCTAAAACAACGAATAGAACAATAATTGCGGCATTATTTAAATCCATTTCTTTCTAATATAAAAAATGATATTATTAATATAAAAATTAGAAAGTATAATATTACTATATGACAAAAGAATTAACATCAACTGATACGGAAATTATATATCAAATCAGTGATTGGTTTATTCCTGAAAATGATAAAATTCCTTTCGACATGGAAGAAGAACCGCGAGAATATACTATTAATATTTATGGAAAAAATAAAGATGGCATTAGTATTTGTACTAAAGTTGTTGGATTTAATCCTTATTTTTATGTGAAACCTCCTGAAACTTGGGAAAGTCTAAGTGATAAGGAGTTTAAAATGAAGGTTCAAAGCCTAAGAACAAAATTGCTTGAGGAAACTTATGACGCAAAATTTAAAACTAAGATTACTAAGAAATTGATTATTGGCAAGAATTATAAAAGTCATTTATGCAAACTCGAAATTGAACGCAAGAAAGATTTCTGGGGATTTACCAATAATAAAGAATTTAGATATATAAAGATAGTTGTCAAATCTCTTAAATTGTTTAATGATTTGAAATATTATTTTCAGGATAATAAAGAAGGATTTGTATTATATGAAAGTAATATTGAACCTTTCTTAAAATTTATTCATATTCAAAATATCAAGCCTTGCAGTTGGATTAAGGTTAATAAATATTCTCTTGAGAATGCTCCAGACACTAGAAGTGATTATAATATTACTGCTGAATGGACTGATATCATTCCTGTTGATAATAATAATATTGCGCCTTTCGTGATTGCATCGTTTGATATTGAGTGTTCTAGCTCTCACGGAGATTTCCCAGTTGCTATTAAGAATTATAAGAAACTTGCACAAGATTTATGCTTATTGGCAAAGATGAATTTGGATGATAAAAATCTAATTTCAAATATTATCAAGGCATTTAATGAAGAAGTTATAATAACTCCTATTTATAGTATCAATCGATTATATTCGAAAACACCATTGACCAAAAATCAGATTTCGAGATTATATGAAAGAGAAATGGATATTCGTTTTATTTTAAATAAATTCAAATCTCTTCAAGTTGAGGAGGATGAAATTGAGGAAGACGAAGAAGATAATAAGGCAGTGAAAATGTCAGTAAAAGAGGCAAATGAAATTGAAGAAGCTTTGAATAGTCGTTTGTGTGAAATATTGCCAGAATTGGAGGGAGATAAGATTATTCAAATTGGAACAACTATTCATAAATATGGCAGTGATGATATCACTTATAAAAGCCTAATTTCATTAAATGACTGTGATGAATTTGAAGGAACAACCGTTATTTCATGTAAAACAGAAAAAGAATTATTATTGAAATGGAAGAATGAAATTATTAAAATTAATCCTGATATTATCATTGGTTATAATATCTGGGGTTTTGATATGGAATATATATGGAAACGAGCTATTGAAAATGATGTTGAAAAGAAATTTGCAAGAGGATTGGGAAAAACAATTGATCGCGATATGAAAATGATTGAACAACAATTGTCGTCTTCGGCGTTGGGTGATAATATTTTAAAAATGTTTGATATGGATGGAATAGTTACAATCGATCTTTTAAAAGTTATGCAACGAGATCACAAATTAGACAGTTTTAAATTGGATAATGTCGCATCTATTTTCATTGGTTCAAAGAAAGATGATTTGAAGCCAAATGAGATTTTCGAGAAGTTCAAGGGAAATTCAGCTGATAGATGTGTGATTGCGAAATATTGTATTCAAGATTGTGTTTTAGTAAATAAGCTATTGCATAAATTGAAAATTGTTGAAAATAATAGTGGTATGGGCAATGTATGTTTAGTTCCTTTAAATTATCTATTTAGACGAGGACAAGGAATTAAAATTTATTCGTTAATTTCAAATGAATGTATGAAGAAAGGATTTGCAATTCCGACAAAGAAATATGTCATTAATGATATTGATATTGATGGATATGAAGGAGCAATCGTTTTAGAACCAAAAGAAGGTATTTATTTAGATGAGCCTATTGTTGTATTTGATTACGGGTCTTTATATCCGTCTTCAATGATTTCAAGGAATTTATCGCATGATACTTATATTATTGATGAAAAATATATGAAAATTGATGATCCAAATGTTGAATTCATATCAGTTAATTATGATTTGTATGAAGGAACAGGAGATAAGAAAAGAAAGGTAGGGATTAAAACTTGTAAATTTGCGAAATATAAGGATGGAAAGAGAGGAATTATTCCTGATATTCTTACAATGCTTTTAGATGAGAGAAAGAAAACTAGAAGCAAAATTGAGCATATGACAATTATTAAAAATGATGGAACTGAGATTATTGGAACTATCAATGATGAGAATGAAGAAGAAATAACCGTTAATCATAAAATTAAAATTAAGAGAACAGAAATTAAAGAAATTAAAGATACTTATAATAAATTTGAGAAAGATATTTTCGATGCTCTCCAATCGGCTTATAAGGTTACTGCGAATTCTTTGTATGGTCAGATAGGAGCTAAAACATCTCCTATCTATCTTAAAGATATTGCAGCTTGCACTACAGCCACCGGAAGAGAGATGATTATGTTAGCAAAAGAATATGTAGAGACGAATTATAATGCAGATGTGATTTATGGTGACAGTGTAATGCCATATACTCCTCTTACTTATAAAATTGATGAAACAGTCAAAATAACAACATTTGATAAAATTGGTGATGATGAGAATAATAATTGGAAGGATTATCGAGAATTTAAGAGTGATGAAAAAGACCGTTATAATAAGGAACAGTATATTCCAGATAATAATATGAAAGTATGGACCCATAAAGGATGGGCGAACGTAAAAAGAATTATTAGACATAAGACAATTAAAAAGATTTATAGAATATTAACAGCAACAGGATTAATTGATGTAACTGAAGATCATTCATTGTTGGATAATAATGAAATTATAATCAAACCATCGAAATGTAAGATTGGGCAGTTGCTATTGCATTCAAAGCCAGACATTAATAATTATGAGATGAAGGAGATTGAAGGATTTGATGAGACATTATTGGAAGGAAAAATTAAAGATATTCAAAATCAAGAACAGGCACATGAATATTTCATTATTTTAGAGCAGTTAGGATATAATGCAACAATAGATTATAATAATAATAATTATATAGTTCATTATACGAAGAAGCAAATAAAAGAGACTGGAATAATTAAGAAGGAGATTTTACATGATAATTATGATGGATATGTTTATGACATTGAAACAGAATTTGGAGTATTTCACGGAGGAATAGGACATTTGATATTGAAAAATACAGATTCCATTTTCTGTAAATTTCCATTGAAAGATGAGGAAGGCGAATTGATATTTGGGAAGTCATCATTACCGGTAGCCATTAAAGTTGGGAAATCGGTGGAGAAAAACATTGCGAGTATTATGCCACATCCGCAGAAATTGAATTATGAAAAGTGTCTATATCCGTTCATTCTCTTTAGTAAGAAGAGATATGTGGGTAATTTATATGAAATGGATGATAAAAAATTTAAGCAGAAATCGATGGGTATAGTGTTGAAAAGAAGAGATAATGCAAACATAGTCAAAAAGATATATGGAGGCATTATTGATATCATTTTAAACAAACAGGATATTGACGAATCAATTAAATTTCTCAGAGAAGAATTGAATGATTTAATTAATGGTAAGACAGATTTTAAAGATTTGATTATATCAAAGACATTGAAATCATCTTATAAAGATCCTGAAAAGATTGCGCATAAAGTATTGGCAGATCGCATCGGAATTCGAGATGCTGGAAACAAGCCGGCATCAAATGATCGTCTAGCTTATATTTATATTAAAAATCCGTCTGCAAAATTGCAAGGTGATAAGATAGAAACGCCTGAATTTATTAAAGAAAATGGATTGGAGCCAGATTATTTACATTATATTACAAATCAAATTATGAAACCAGTATTGCAATTATATGCATTGTGTTTAACAGATTTGAATGATTATAAGGAAGCTCCTGATTATTGGGATAAAATCGAAGAAGAATTGAAATTAAAGACAATGTATCAAGATCCAATCAAACGAAAGAATAGATTGGATAATTTGAAATTGATGAAAGTTCAAGAACTATTATTTGATGAATTTATTTATAAACTAAAAGAGCCAAAAAAAGTGAAAGAAAGAAAAACTGCAGAACCTAAGAAGAAAGAAACAAAGAAACCAGAAGTAAGATCAGAACCGACATCAGAAATAACTCCAGAAACAATGGAAGAAATGAAGGGAGAGATAAGAATAATAAATGATAAGAAATTGGAAGGTATCAAATATACAATTAAGATAATGAAAAAAGACAAGATTATTTATAAAGAAGACAATAATAATGAAGTTATAAAATCAACGAAGAAAGATGAGATATTAGATCAGATATTAATCAAATTACATGATAAATATAAAAAAGAAAATGAAAATTATAAAATAAATATGAAAATCAATTATATGGATTATGTGAGAAAGTTCAATTTGATGTTAGCAAAGTTTGAGGATTTTAAGACGAGAGCCAAAGATTGGGAAAAAGATGCGGGAAAACATAATAATATTGAAATGGTAAAACTTCACAGAGAATTTAATAATAAAATTGATTTGTTGGGAATTAAAGATAATATTAAAATAATAGAATAGATTTATAAAAATGGGTGGAGGTGGTTCAACAATTGTAAATGTAGAAGATGTTGAAAATGCAATAAATGCTGGTGAAATAAATGTTAAAGAAGCTTGCAAATATGTTAAATGTCCTCCTAACAGAGAAAAATTTGATAATGAAAAGACTGATAGTGAATTTATGCTTTTTATATTAATAATGTTATTAATCTTTTTTATTATAGTCAAAAAATATATATAAAGATTATTTTATTTATAATAAATATGGGAGTGTAGTTCAACGGTTAGAGCACAGCTCTTATGAAGCTGAGACCTGGGTTCAACTCCCAGCACTCCTATCTTTTTTATTTTTGTTAGTTAAGTATAGCATTGTAAGTTATAATTATCTAAATAATTTCGATAAACATCGACAGTTGTATAAGTATTATTGCCAGGTCTATTTTGAATACCTGGAATATGATTTTTAGCATAAAAGAATTTAGCATAATTCAGAGCATCTGGTTCAACACGACCAATGCTATAATCGTTTCCCCATGGTTTTTTCGAAAAATTTATATCACCGGTATATAAACCAGCATTTAATTTATTCGGTAATGTGTTCATTCTTAATATAAAGAAATAAAAATAATTGTAATATATAAAAATGGCGGATAAAAATAATCAAAAAGATTTTATTAAAGACGGGATGACAAATGATGATATTATAGCAACTTTAAAAAAAATAAGATCAGTTATTGAAAATAAAAATATAAATGATGAAATCATCGATAAATTAAAAAAAGAACATGATCTTTTCAGCAATCGATATCCTGTTTTATTTGAATTGGCAACACGAAATGATGCTCCATTTAATTGGGAATATCTCCAATATTTTTTAAATATGCGTGAAAAAATTGTAAAGGATGAAATAACATCAGAAAAGGCATCAGTTGTTGTTGGAGAAGAGTGGTTTAAAAAGCATGTAAATATAAACAAAAATTCACCTCCTCCGGAAAAATTTAATCGTGCAGCTAAAAGATCTAAAACAACTGATGATACTTAATAACCATAATCATATTCAATATTGTCTTCATCGCTAAAATCATCATTTAAAATATCATAATTTTCATCATCGTCATAATAATCATCATAATCATTTTCAAGTTGAATTTCTTTTTCTCTTTGTTTTTCTTCTTCCTCCAATTCAAGTTTGAGGGCATATTCTCTATCGATTTCATCATAATCAATTACAGGCGGTTTCGGCTTTGTATTGACGAACATATATTTATAATGATCTTCTACATCAACATCATTATTATCATCATTATGATTATCATCATTATTATTATTGTTGTCATTGGCATCAATATCTAAAGATGGTTTAATATAATTATCTTTATAGGATGAGATATAATATTGAATTAATTTTTGTCTATTAATTTGTTCAAGTTTTTCTTCATTAGTATAATAATTAATGAGTAAATTCATACGATGATTTAAAACATTATCTTTCAAATCTTTGCGTGTCATAAGAAAGGTTGAATAACAGTTCATATAATCATTTAGATTATTGTTGTAAAGAAAATAAGTAAAATTGGAAATCATTGTTATATAAATAATGATTATAAAAATAAAAATTATCATTTTTTTTATAATGAATTAATTTTATTCATTATGCCAGTAATAATTGAATTAACTTTATCTAAATCAACATCTTTGCTGTGTTTGTAATTGATGATGCAATTATTATTTTTAATAATGAGAGTAATACGATTATTAATTTTAAATTCAATGATATCAAATACTTCTTTAGTGTCAATATCATTGGAACATGCGAAAGTATGGGTTGGTAATTTGATTTCATTAAAAACGAGAGAATAGAATTTTGAATTTGATTTATTTATAATTGACATGTTTTCAAGTTTTCTGATATATACAAATTGACTATCATTAGACAAGTCATAAACATAATTGCAATTATTTCTAGAATAATAAACGGATTTATATTCTTTTGTTTTCTTGAAACTGCTTTTAATTTTAGAAATCAAATCATCGTTAATATAAATATTAATCTTAGTTTCGTCATTTATGGGTGATTTTTGAAGTAAATAAAATTCAATAATATTTGCTGCTCCGTCTTCTCCAATTAATTGTTTAATCATATATCTTTTAATAATGATATAATATCATTTTTTTATATTATAGATAAAAAAATATGATAATATATTTAAGTAGTTAGAAAATATGGTTGATTATAAGAAGTTAAATAAAGAAGAAATTGTTAAACTTTTAAAAGATGCAGATTTTAATTATCACAATTTAGGAAAAACAATTTTAAATGATTATGAATATGATGAAATCAAAGATTATTTGAGAAAAATAGATAAGAAAAATCCATATTTTAAAGAAGTTGGAGCAGAGATAATTGATAATGAAAATAAAGTTAAGTTGCCTTATTTTTTAGGATCTCAAGATAAGATTAAAGATGATGTTAAAACTCTTGAAAAATGGTTGAAGAAGTATAATGATCCGTCTTCTTACATCATAAGTGAAAAATTGGACGGTATATCATGTTTAATTGTTTATAATAATAATGACATTAAAATTTATACTAGAGGAAATGGAATTTATGGGCAAAACATAACTCATTTTAAAGATGATATTAAAGGAATTATTAAAATGAAGGGGAAATTTGCTGTTCGTGGTGAATTGATTATAAATAAAGAAAATTGGTTAAAGATTGCACACAAAGGGGCAAATCCTCGAAATGTAGTTGCTGGATTTATGAATTCAAAAAAGATTGATAAGGAAACTGCAGAATGTGTGGAATTTGTGGCATATGATGTATTAGAGCCAAGAACAAATATTGAAAATGCATTGATAACAGCTAAGAAATATAATTTCAATATTGTCAAATATATTAAAGTTTCTAAATTATCTATTTCTGAATTATATGAATTATTTAAGAGTTGGAAGGAAACAAGTAAATTTGAAATAGATGGTTTAGTTATAACTCATAATGATGTCTATAAACTCAAATCTGGTGAAAATCCGAAATATTCATTTGCCTTTAAATCAATGGCAATGCAAGAAGAGATTATAGTAACGGTAAAAAACATTGAATGGAATGTAAGCAAAGATAAATATCTAAAACCTATTGTTCAATTTGATGAAATTAAGTTAAATGGAGTAAAGATTAAACAGGCAACAGGTTTTAATGCTGATTATATTTCTAAAAATAATATTGGAATTGGATCAAAGATTGTTATAATCCGTTCAGGAGATGTAATACCTCATATAAAAGAGGTTTTAACGCCTGCTTTTAATAATAAACCATTATTTCCGGATGTTGAATATGAATGGAAGGGAAAAGACATTATGATTAATAATAATATTAAAAATAGAGATCAAGACATTAAAACTTATAGTTATTTTATGAAATCTTTAAATATCAAAGGAATAGGAGAAGGAATAATAAAGAAATTATATGATAATTCTTATGATAATCTTATGAAGATCATAAACATTAGCAAAGAAGATTTATTGAAAATTGAGGGATTTAAGGAAAAGAGTGCATCAAACTTCCTTAAATCCATTGGAGAGATTAGAAAGAAGGGTTGTTTGGAATTGATGACGGCATCTAATTTATTTGGGAGAGGAATGGGAGAAAAGAAGTTGGCATTAATTTTAAATGAATATCCGTATATTTGCAATGAACAAGAAAAGGCATTAAAATTGACAAAAGAAGAGATAATGAAGATAAATGGAATGGGGGATAAATCGGCAATATTATTTATATCTAATTTGAATGATTTCTATAAATTCTACAATAGTTTGAATATTAAGGAAGAGAAAAAGAAGGAAGAGAAGAAAGAAGAAATAAAAATAATAAATAAATTTAAAAATAATATTTATGTATTTACGGGAATAAGAGATAAAGATCTTGAAAAGATAATTGTGGAGAGTGGAGGGAAAATTTCAACAACGGTTTCAAATAAAACAACGGCATTAATTGTTAAAACTTATAATGATAATACAGTAAAAGTTTATAGAGTAATAGAAATAATAATGAGTTGTGCCAATAATAATATCAATAGTTATTTGAAGGATGCGACGATAAAATCATTAAATTATATGAATAACCATTATTCAAATATATATGGGGCTCCTTCTAATATTATGTATCAATCTACACAAAATCCGAATGCACCGTTTAATGCTGATTTTATAAGTAAATATTCATCTGTTATTCAGACAAATTTAAATATTGATGAAGAAAATCCAGATTTAAAATACATAACTATAAATACAGATGATAATAGTTATGTAAATTGTGTAGTTCAAACGAGTGTTCCATGGTTTACAACATCTGATGATTATAAAAAATGCGAGATTGTCAAGAATATTGAATATGATGAAAATCGTTTAAAAATAGAAAAAAATAAGGATGCAACTGCTACAATTGTTACACCTATTTTAGCAAGTACAAATAAAAGCAAGCCTGCTTTTTGTGCATATGCAAGTAATGTGAATAAAGCTTATTGTGAAAATGCGTGGTATGATTGGATGGTTATTCCAAATTATCATTTAGGAAATACATATTTTAAAGATAATTCACAATATACTGCTTTAGATGTTTATAAGTGTTATAAACCTTGTCCTGGTGATTATCTCCCATTTGTAACAGAAAAAGGAGAAATAAAATGTATTCCTAAAAAGTTTTTTGGAAGTGGTATTTTTAATAGAAAATATATGTATAATTCTGTTGCTTTAATTAATCTTATTGGAAATGTAGCATGTGATACAGACCATAATAAACACTATTATAAACATAGTTTTCGAACAAATTTATTATACATATTACATCGTTTGATGTATGAATATGATATTTATACTAAAGTTGATAAAAATATATATGATATAAATGATGATATTAAAAATAAAATTGTGTTAGAACCATTGACCACATCTGAAAGTTCGCCAGAATTGATTTACAATAAAAAGAAAGAATATTTTATGAATATTAAATCACAATATGATGACATTTATGCAAAAATAAGGGGTATATTAAATGAAGATATTCTTAAAAATTTTGATAACATTGGAAATAAAGATTATTTAAATTTAAATGAATTCACTTATAAAAATAGTAAATTTCATGAAAATGAAGAAGAAATGTTTAGTTACACTGGAATGGAAACACAGGGAGTATTAACACCTCCAATTTTAATTCATACATGGATGCTATCGCAAATATTCAAACCTTTAGAAAGAGATCTATTTAATTATAGAGATGTATTTTATGATCATAAAGTTGGCGGAAGTTATGGAAATACTAAAGTTGCAAATGATGACAATCTTTCAAAAATTAAAGATCAAACATTATTTGCAAATTTGCATAAAATATTTGGTGATAAAAATAAAGCAATAAGATTGAAAAATATTTTTTATAAAGCTGTTACAAATTGTTATGATGGTAAATCAACATTTAGTGTAAATTTTATTTCCGCTACAAAGAAAGCTTTGCAAAATGTAGAATTGGTAAATATTATAAAAGATAATTACTTTTATTATTTTACAAATAATATAAATTTTACTAAAATTCCAAGTTCTATTTCTGTTCCCGTTCCTAGTAATACTGCTTTGACTTTAGAATCTTATATTATGAAAGGTTTTGACAGTACTTTAGAGCCTAAACAAATTGATCAAGTAAAAACAGCTGAAACACCTACAACAGAAAAAGCATTTCCTACTCTAAAAACAAATTTTGATGAATTATTAAGATGTGATGATATAAAAATTACAAATTTAATAAAATCATTGAAATATTATAAAGATACAGATATAGTTGCTTTATATAGTGAATTAATTATAACAGCTACAAAATTTAATGTTGCTTCAGCATCTGAACATAATGATTTAATTTCTTTTAAATTTCCATTAAAATATTTTGAAAATAGTGATGAAAATAATTTAAATAAAATTCCAGAAAATTTATATTGTCATTATTTATTTTCATCAGAAGAATTGGAAATGAAAACATGTCAGCCAGGTTTTATTTATAATCCAAATGTGAGGGAATGCGAATTGATAGCGATGTCAGCGCCTCCGCCACCAGAGGAAAAATCATTAATACATGATGATGATATAAATATTCCTAGTTTAAATAATATTATGCGTATATTTTTTCAAATTATTGTTGTAGCAGTTATATTATATTTAATTTATATTGTCTATGATTTATTCGGAGAATTTATATTATCAACTATTAATTATATTTTAGTTAATTTCGCTCATTTGAAACAACAAGCAAATTTCAAATTAATGGATTTATATACTGGTCCAAATGTTTCTGATAAAATAGATGCTGAAAGTAAGAAATTAGATTCTAAAATTAATCTTGCAAAATCTGAAATAGAAAATTTAGTAAGAAAAGAGAAATTGGCAAGTCAATATAATCAAGAGGTGCGATATAAAGAAACACAAAAAGAAAAAGCAAAACTTTTAGGAAAATCATAATTATGATGATTTAAAGGAATTGGCACATGTTGAAAAAGTTTTTCTATGATATCTATCATCAATTCCATAAATTTGAATAGCGTTTCGATGTTTAAGGGTTGCATATCCCATATTTTTCAGCAAATCATATTTATTTAAATCAGGATTTTCTGTGACAATATTAATAATTTCATTATCATGATAATCTTTTGCTATTATTGATGCTGCTGCAATGTTAATATAATTATTATCTCCTTGTGGAATGCATTCATAAGTAATAATCTCGTCTTCATCAGGAGACATCATTGGTTTAAAATAAGTTCCATCAACAATAATATTATTAAATTTCTGTTTTTTGTAGGCTTCTAATAAAGCTCTATGCATCGCTTTAACAGCTGCTTGAAGAATATTAATTTCATCAATTTCTTTAGGAGTAGCAAAGCCAATTCCAAAGGTTATTGCTTTTTCTTTGATATAATTTGCTAAAATTGTTCTTTTTTTGAAACTCAATTTTTTGGAATCCTTGATTTGTTTATACAATTCATCATCATCTAAATTATCAGGCATCATAACAGCCGCAGCAACTACATTTCCAAATAATGTCCCTCGTCCTACTTCATCCACCCCAATCGTTTTTAAATCGCTCTTTATATACATTGATAATAATTATAATAATAATTGATATCATTTTTTTATGATGAAAAAATGATTTTAAGAGATTAATATTATATTAATAAAGAGAGATATGGAGGAATTAATGCATAATTTTAATAGGATTTTGGATGAAAAGAGGGATGAGATAATAGCAATTGCAGCTGCAAAAAAGCGAGAAAATAAAAAAGTGACAGATGTCAATAAACTTCCATTAGATGTATCAACTACTTTACACCGAATTAATGAAGCTCTTGAAAAGAAGTATAAGGGTTCTGCGAAATATAATAAAAAACAGCAGAAAGAAAATGAACCCACAGGATAGGGTAAGGATTTTAAATAAATTGAAAGAAAGACCATTTATCAAACAGAGATCTGAAGAATGGTTTAAATTGAGAGAAACTCGTTTGACAGCAAGTGATCTTCATGATGCTATTTATCATCCGTCTTCTCTAATTAAAAAGAAAATTAAAAATGTTTCTTTCAATTCTTATGCAATTCCTGCTTTGAGATGGGGATGTATGTTTGAGAGAGTTGCAATTAATATTTATGCGCACATAAATAAGACAAATATTAATGAATTTGGATTGTTGGTAAATGATAATATTAATAATTTCGGTGCTTCTCCAGATGGTATTAGTGATGAAGGAATTATGATTGAAATTAAATGCCCTTATTCTAGGGTAATTAAAGATAAAGAAATTCCGGATAAATATTATTATCAAATGCAGGGGCAAATGGCAGTTTGTGAATTGGATGTATGTGATTATATCGAATGTAAATTTTCAACATTTGAAAATAAAGAAGATTATGCAGCAAATGATCTTGAAGATTATAAGCATGGAATTATAGAAGATTTTAAAAATGGTAATTATAGATATTCGACCCCAAATCAGACAATTGAAGAGAATTTGGCAGAAATGGCAGATGCTACGAATAATTGTATTTATTGGAAATTGGATTTGATTAATGTGCAACGAGTAGAATTTGATAAAACTTTATGGGATAGCAAAATTAAGCCCAATATTGCAAATTATTGGAGTTCATATGAACAAGAAGTTTCAGAACTCAAGCATAAAAAGAAAAATCAGTTTATTGAAGAAGATGATTAATTATTTTATTTTTTATATTTAATTTATAAATAATAGTATTTCCAGAGAAATTATTTTTGTCAAATATAATATGATTTTCATTGAATATTAATCCATCATATAAAATAATAAGTTTATTATAATTATTATTTGTTATATTAATAACATAGATATCTTTCAATTTATCAAAATCATATCTCATTTTTGTTTTAGTTATATCATTTGAAATAAGTTCGACAATCTGATTTTCATTATAAATATGATTGTCTATTGTGCTAACATACATGCTATTATTAAAAGTCAAATAAAAGTTCATATAATCTTGTTCTGTTTCCAATTTATTTTTTATTGAAGAATATTTTATCAATAATTCTTCTTTGTTGAAATTCTTTTCATTTTTATATTCATCTTTAATTATTTTATTATTGTTATTATTGTCATTATCGTTGTTATCGTCATTATTATTGTTATTATAAAGATAAGTATAACTATTAATCAATGTATATATTATTAATATTATTAATAAAAAACCAATACTAATAATTAACAAATTCATTATATCACACTACTTGTAATTAAGATAAAGTTATGTAAGCCGTTGTACGTATAGGATTTTGTATTAAGTTTGCCATATTAATATTAGTATCATTATATGTAACAGGAATATTCCAACTTTTAATTGTATTTTTAGGAATATCAATTATTGGTTTCATTTTTATTATAAAACTATTAATATCAAATGATCCTGTCGTGTAGTCAGTTGTTGATTTTCCAATATTTGTTATATAAGGTTCAAATATTGTGAGATTTATAAATGTTGATGCTTTTATGTTAAAATTTGATATAAATGTAAATGAAATATGACGCAAATCTCCTGAATTGATATATTGATATTGACAAGTTATTAAATCAGGGGTATAAACATTATTAAGAATTTCAATTGCAGGTGCAATATTTGAACCTAATGAAATCTTTTTATTTATACCATCAAAAACCGCCATAACATTACCTGAAATATCTCTAACAGAAACATTTGCAATATTAGAAGAACTGACACTATTTGAAGTATTTATATTAAATGTTCCAGTTTCATCAACATTAATATTCAAACATTTGCGATTTGTGGAATTATCGCAAATATTCAAATAATTATTTGAATTTGTTAATATATATAAATTGCTTTGTGTTATTATTTCTGGTTTTAATTTTATTTGAAGAGGTTTTGAAGGATTAATAGTATTTGTTATTAGATTACTTAATGGAACACCATTATTAGAAATATCCATAATATTTAATAAATTGGCACTCATTTTATAAGGATCAACAGTAATAATATTATTGCTATTATTATTAACATTATCTTGCAATCGTCTAAACTCTTTAGAATTGTCAATTATAATTTTTTCAGATTTATATAATTTTTTTTCTATTTCATTATTATGTTTTGTATAATTATAATTCAAATAATATAATAAAGCAAATAAAATTATAAATATTATAAAAATAAATACTCCAAGCAATATAATAAAAATTTCATTCATTTTATTCTAACATTCAATTATATAATTATTGTTATGAAGGAGTTATATAAGCACTTGTGCCTGTATTAGTGGTTGTTAATGTTGCTATTGATAATGCAGCTTGAATATATGTAATCATAATATCAATGGTTGTTATAGTATTTTTTGGAATTGTTGCTGTGTTTTGTAATTTTAATATTGGAGATACATATGACGGATTTATATATCCTGCTGATAATGAATTAACTGTTGCAATATAATTTTCAGAAATAATAAAATTTAAATATGAATTTGGTTTGATATCAAAATTTGATATTAAAGTCATTGTTATTTTTTGAACACCTGGAGTAGCAGGTATACTTTCTGTTGCTGTTGTGGGTGCAGTATAAAAATATTTATAATTGCATACAATAACATTTGTTGTATAAACATTATCTATGATTTCAATTGCTGGCGCAATGTTTGAACCTAATGAAATCTTTTTATTTACACCATCAAAAACAGCCATTACTTTATTAGAAGCATCGCGAATTGAGATATTAGCAATATTAGAAGCACTAACATTATTTGAAGTATTTATATTAAATGTTCCAGTTCCATCAACATTAATATTCAAACATTTGCGATTAGAAGCATTTACAGCATTATCGCAAATATTAACATAATTTGATCCAGTTAATACGGATATATTACTGTAGGTTATAATTTCTGGTTTTAATTTTATTTGAAGAGATTTTGAGGGATCAATTATATTTGATGTTAAATTACTTAATTGAACGCCATTATTTGTAACATCCATAATATTTAATAGATTAGTATTTATTATACCAGAAGCATTACTATTACTATTAATAATTACGTCTTGATTACTATTGACTTTTGCAATCTTATTTATAACATTATCCTGCAATCTATTAAAAGCCCTTGAAGTATCATTAATAACTTGTTCAGATTTATATAAATTGTCTTTGACTTCTTCATTATATCTTGAATAATTGTCATTTAAATAATATAATAAAACAAATAATATTATAAATA